CCCCGAAGCTGAATTACTACGAGTTACTCCCGGTGCTGTCATAATATGTGCTTTACGGATTACTGCTACAAAGCCAGAGGGATCGTTAACAGTCATATCGTATTCAGCAATAAAGCCGCCCTGACGTTGGGAGTTAAGAATACTGGTCAAGTACTGGTTCGTTGGGCTTTGCTGCATTACGCGAAGAATAAAAGTTCCTGTCTCATCTGGTGAGATAGAAATCGATACACTTCCATCTGCACCGACTTCATAACTTGTTAAATCTTCATTTAGATTGAATTCAATAAAGTTTTCTGGTGCCAAGCCAGATAAGGTGTGGCCACCCCAACTGACTCCAACTTTCTTACTAGAATAGTTAGGTAATTCTGCCATTTATATAAATCTCCTTAGGATTCGGTCTCGTAAGTTAGAACACCCTTGATTTTGATAATAAGGATTGCACCAGCCAAATAAGCAGTGAAACTAGCATTAAGTACGTTATTAGCAACGTCAGAGAAAGAGATATCTTCTCTGTTCGGGAAATTAGCTTCAAATGGGTTGGTGTTCTGTAGTATGTTAGGTTGTGTTTCAGTACTGACGTAACGGGATAAAGTACTTTCTAAGATATTACGTGCATCGTTAATACCTGATTGAGTATAAGGTACAACTGGTCTTAGGATCAGGAACTGTTGATAAGCTTCGTTCAATCGCGCTTCTAAGAAGTCTCTATTGCGGATAATATTAATCTTCTCACCCACACTCACAAAACCATAACGACTAATAACCATACCGCCTACAGTTTCTGTAAAGTTAGCACTCTTAGTTACCAAGTTGTTACGCTGAGTGATATTAAGAGGAATGTTAGTAGTTGGGTTCCTAGATGCCGACACAGATACTGTATTATTACCCCATACTTTCTTACCTGGGTCTGCAGGTGCAGCGATAGAGATAAAAGCCATCTCTGGATAATCTACATCTGCATCATGATGGAACCAAGCACTGGTACGAATGAACTGCTCTCTTTTTAATTTAGAGAAAGTGTCTATAGATGTATTTGTATATGCACCTAAATTATCTGCATTAGATGAACTAACAAAATACAGTTTCTTCCTACTTTGAATCGCCTCGGCCATTTCCATAATATAAGTATCAGAATGGTCATCTGCTGCAATAAAGTAAAAGTCATTATCTACTTCTTCAATGGCTGCTAAGGTATCTTCTACACTCTCAGAGCTAACCATTGAATAATCTAAACGGTCAATATTACTAATAGAGAATTCTTCCACACCTGATTTAGCTAAGGTGAAAGTACCGTTAAGGTTATCTGTTACAGTTACACCCTCGGGGGTGCCTAAATTAGCAACAATAGCAGCAACAATCTCAGTACTAGTTTCTGCACCAGTAGTTGAAGTGAAAGTAGAAATGATTTGGTTTTCGAAAGTATCTATTAAAGTAATACTAGTGGTTTGTCCTGCATTAGAAGCATCTTGTGCTGTAATATTAACGCTGTCTACAGCTCGTCTAGCAAGCTTAACAAAACTAGGTGAAACATCTGCGCTAAAAGCAGAACGGATAGCAGCGTATGCAGGGGAATCTATTGGGATATCATCTGCAGCACTAGCTAGACTATTGTAAATACGTACCCTCTCCGGGAACCATACATGCTTAGAGACAAACATGGGGATACCAAAACTAGCTCGCGTTACCGGCTGAGTTTCCAGAGAAATACTAATATCAGTACTTTCTTCGTACAATTTTATATCTCCTGATATAATTAATCTTTAGAGGTTTGATAAATATTTAGATTTATTGGGTTTGGATCTTCTATATCTTTAGCAACCTCCCCGTCTAAATCAATTGTGTTGTAGGTTCCTGTTAGTGAATCTACAAATCTGTCGGTTATATTAAAGGTCAACTCTAGGGCCGCACCTTCACCATAACCTGCGGGGAGAGAGGTGGGGCTGCTTATTGGATCATAAATTTCCTCTATTTCTCCTCCTGTTTCAGATATTAAATTAAGTGCACTCTCCAATCTGAAGAATAGTTTTAATCTGGTAGCTATTGCTAATGAATCACCTCCATAAATAAAATAAACTATCCTCATTTTTACAAAGGACTCAACGAAATATTGACCGTTCTCGTCAATACCTTCCCCTATCTTCCAAGTATCCACATCTCCTGTTGAAGTAATGTCTACTGATATATAGGGAGGGTCTGGTGTAATTCCATTCCTTCTAGCTTTAACTACGTTAGGATATTCTGTATTAGTAGGGCCAGATCTTGATAAATAATCACCCACACCTAGCCTTGCAGCATCTATGAATTTATTTCTAATTTCTTCAAAATCTATCACAGATACCTCACGTAACTAGTTTATGAATTAAAACAAACAATACTTCATAATGATGTACAGAAGATCCATTACGCGACCAGTTAGCTACACTTCTAGCTACATACTCCCTTCCGTCTATGATGGTTGTATCTGCCTCATGCAGTTCAAAATCATCCATCGTCTGCAGTAAGGTTCTTGTATAGACAACTTGTGTGTCTTGTACATTTATGCCTTGAGGAAGTACAACTAAGGTCTCGCCTACGGAATAAGGTTGGATACTGCAAGTAATAGGTAAGGGGTTTTCTTCTCCCTCCACCCACTCATATTCCCCTTGGTATCCTGGGGATTTCCTTGTTATAGTAAGTGTTGACGCGTCTATTAAAGGCATAGTTACTTCCTGTAGGATTTATTGGATTTAGTTTTATAAGCTACATTCATAGCTAATTCATGGGTCTCTAGCATAGGTGTACCATTTTTATCAGGGGGCATCATAGGCCCGACAACACCAAAGATATCTTTATATTTGTCAGCTAAATGTCTACCGGCTTTTTCCATCAGTATGTTATCCGCACCTGTTGTTAATAGTTTAGATAAATACTCTTCAATATATTTTTTCATGGTGGTATCTTTCATGATACCTGCCTGTTCAAATTCTTTCCAAATAAAAGCTTCTCTTGGTTGTCGTTTAACACCTTCATTACCGTAAGCTAAACCCATATACCAAATAAAGAGAAGTGCTGGATATGTAAGATCTGAATCAGAGTGTGTACCTTGTTCGTCGAAGTGACCTACGAGGGTATAATTATTACTTAGATTATTTAACGCTTTGTTTAACTTAGGGAGATCGCTGTCTTTACTTTTTACTAGTTTCATAATCAGCAGGGCATAGGGTTAGGGTCGAAAGGTGGATCATCGTTACGTATTCTAATAGCGCCGCCTTGAGTAGCAGACAATCCTGAGTACCCAAACAAAGGACAGATATTTTTTAAGTTATCTATAAAGGTTGGCCATGCATTGGTAGATGAGGCTCCATCGAAATATTCTTTTTCGTGTTGACCTATCCTCTCCCTTTTTACTCCCGTAGCTGTAGAGGATTTACCGACGTTAGCATAACCTATCGCTCGCAACCCTTTACATAAAACCTCCGGTGTTTTTGATTCATCATCTCCCACTTGGGAGATAATAAGCTCATTGATGGCTCTCATCTGATCCTCTGTTAAAGAATTTCCAGACGGTAGCCAAGTTAATTCATCTTGGTATAATAAATCTCTATCTATTGGCATATTGTGTCTCCTTATTAATATTTGAAATTTAACTCAAACATTAATAAAGAGGCTGTTTCCAACCTCAATATTAATTCAACTTAGGTTGAACTGGTAAGTACTCGAATCAACTTAGGATGAATAGAGAAGAACAGTACGTTACTCTCTTCCGCAGTGTGAATACCAGTACGGTTATCTTCTGCTGTCCAGATGTACTTAGACTGTGCAGTTTTATTTACGTTCTGACGATCCTGAGCAGGTGCATACACTCGCTTAAACAGACCTTGAACACCTACAGGAACAACATAACCGTTGTCGGTAGGAATCAAACGAGAACCTTCAATACTCGCACCGTAACGAACATAAGTAAGGCCATCATGAGATGTGAAGTTCTGATACTTGAATTTACCGTCACTTCCACCAAAGGAATCTCTAGGAACCTCCATAGAGAGCAAATCCAATTCACTTCGAAGTTCACGTACTACACCTTCTTGGAGCTCTTGGTCATAACGCTTATCAAAGAAGTTAGAGCCACACAGAACGATGTAGCCACTAGCACTTAGACCAGCGCGATCTAGCTCTTCGTCCATCTCATCTACAACTTTAGCAAAAGCTTTGAAAGCGTTGCCTGTACCACCAAGATCCATATCAGTAGGTGCAGGACGTGCAACACCGTAGATATCTTGGTAGTAGTTGTAGGAAGGTACAGCAGCAGAGCCACGAGTAATGTTAGTATCAGTGGTTAGCAACTGGGCGAAACCTAACTCATAAAAACTATTCCAACCTTTAGCTGCCTTACGCATCATTTTATCGACAACATAAGCTTCAGTCA